AATGGATTTGATGGAGAATTAGGGAAACCAGTAGAAATGAATAAGAGGGAGGCGGATCTGTATAACTTGATAATACGAGAAGCACAGAAAAGGCAATATACATTAGAAGAAATAGACAAAATTTTTGTGTGGGTTCAAGACGCTTTTTATAAGGACGGAATAATTAAAGACTATCCGTACGAACCAATTAAAAAGGGCTGAAATCACAGCCCTTTGATTAACCGGTATGGCATTCGCGGCAACACCAGAAGCAACCGTCGAAACTTTGAGTTGGAAATTTAGCTTCGGCGTCTTCAATAGCCTCTTTGCATGAATTGAAACGACCAATATATGTACGATTGGACTCACTGGGCAAATATTTACAGCTTTCCGTATGTACTTCATGGTTCCCATGCTCGTCTATGCCATTGTAGAAATAATAACCTTCCATTTTGGACCTCCTTCCCTAATTATTGAACACACATAATATAGTACCCATCCCAAGCGAACACGTGTTCTGAAATTATTATACAAAAAACAGGAGGATTGTCAAGTGAAAAATACCACAAGTGCTGAAATTGCACGGATCATCAGGAAAGAACGTATAAAACAGGACTATTCTATCCGTCAATTTGCTGAATCGATGGGCTGCACCTCAAGAGCGATTTCGTTCTGGGATAAAGGAGAGAGGAATATAACTTTGGATATGGCAGATAAAGCCTTGAAGGTATTAGGCCTATCAGTAGTGATCGGAAAGGAAGAGGGAAAATGACATATTATGAGAGCTACGCTTTTTCTAAACCGAAAAATAAGCGAAAAAACAAAAAAACCAATGGATATAAGAATAAAGCGAAAAGGATCTGCTGTTATACCGGAGAGCCTTTTGCGGAACGTCATGAGGTATTCAGAGGGCCTAACAGACAAATCAGTATAGACAATGGTTTTCAGATCGATGTGTGTAGAGCTATACATGAAGAGCTGCAGGCGAATGTTACTGAGTGGGCACAGAGAGAAAACCTCCGCTGGAAGCAGCATTTTCAGAAACTGTATGAAGACATGCTGATTGCATCTGGGATGACACCGGAGCAGGCCCGTTCTGTATGGATGGATTCAAGATTCATAGGAAGGAATTACCTTGATGATTAAGACGAATTTGATAAACACTTTTACGGTACCAGAACCGGAAAATGGTAATTCAGCCATATATGCTGTTGATTTTGACGGTACGCTATGCACGAATGAATGGCCGGAGATAGGACTGCCGAACATAGAGCTTATAGAGAAGCTGAAATCACTGCGCGAAAAAGGGCATGAAGTGATCCTGTGGACCTGCAGGAATGAGCAAAGGCTTGCTGAAGCGGTGACATGGTGTAAATGCTTTGGCTTGGAATTCGACAGAGTGAACGAACCTATACAGCGTATGGTGGAAGCTTTCGGAGGCGGTCATTCAAGGAAGATATTCGCCAATTACTATATCGACGACAGAAATGTATCCGGGATATTTACCGCAGAGAGACTTCCGCTAGAAAAGGGAGGTTTGAACAACAATGAACCAAATAAGAATGGATCTGCCGATGCCGCCGGCGGAGCATAAAGTACCGACGGCACCGAACCGGAAAGAAAAACCAAAAAAGAAAAAATGGCCTGCAGCTGGCCTTATATTCTGTGAACGTGAGCAGAACTGGTGTGCGAATGTAGACACGAATAATGGCAGGTGCAGAGCGGAAAAGCGCTGCCCGGTCCATGATCCCGAGTATATTGCCCGGCAGAAAGAGATCATGGAGCGTATGCAGTTTATCCACTTGCGGGATATAGGAGAGTCTGAACGTGAAGAAGACAGTAAACAGATAGCCGAAAAACACAGGAAAGAGCATATAGCCAGACAGGAATATATACGCAGAGGAGTTCCGATGCCGGAAAATCTCAGGAAGAAAATAAATGATATGCAAGGAAAAACAAGTACTTGAATGAAATTCATAGAAAAATAAAAAAGAGCCTACAAGTTCAAATTGTTGGATTAAGGTACAAGTAAGCTCTTATAGTTGAAGAAGGTGCGTTCTTCACTAGAAGCATTATATCACTTTATAAGAATAACGCAATAAAGAAAAACCTGTACAAAAAAGAGCCTGTATAAGCGAAAGGATATGTGCATACAGGCTCTAGAGGGGTTATGAGGTGCATCAACACCTAAGCATATTATAGCACTAATTTTTTTCAGTTAAAGGAGAAAATCATGAATAAACTGGATGTACTAAAAGTCCTCAGCGAAATGAAAAATTTTTATAGGGCTCTGGATAAAAATGCTCCCACAGACATTACAGAACGCAGGTCAGAAGCTCTGGACCTGGCAATAAAATGTGTATCGAAAATGCCGGAGCCGATAATATCATTGGATGGTGAAGAGGATCCAAACTGGGCGATGCATTCTGAAGATAGAATGCGGCAACAAAAAACCCACATATAGAAAAGAAACATATATGTGGGTTCTTTCGGCATTTAATAATGCGTTAATTAATTTTAGGAGAGGTTCATTGTTACTATTTATATTAAACACCAGGAAGATGACGGAACAGTGTCATATAAAAGGAAAATGTATGTCGATATGGAGGTAAATATAGTGACAATAAAAAAGAGCCTGTATTTAAAGAAGCAGATCATGTTATACAGACTCCTGATTGCTAGGAGATTGTTTCTAACAACTGGATATATTATAACATCCCGAATATGACAGGAAAATGAAGGAATGGAGAAATATAAAATGAATAAAAATCACAAATTCGAGAAAAAGAGCCAAAACGGAAAGAGCCTATATACTTTATTAAAAAAGCATGTAGGTTCTTTAGGGTATTGGGATTATTAAAGGATTAACTAGGAGGTTAATTCCTACATTAATATTATAACACCAGAAATATGACGGAATGATGAAAAACAGAAAAATATGTAATTAGGCAAATAAACATAATGGGATGCAGTGGCAATAAAAAAGAGCCTGTATATTTTCCCCTTTTGAGAAGGAATCAGGCTCTTTCGTTGGGATAATTATGGGGATAATTAATCTTATCGCTATTATAACACCATGGAAATGATGGGATGGTGACGGAAAGAAGGAAATATAAAGGTGAAAAAATGGAAGGAAAATGTTTTGCATATAATCCAGAAAAGCAGGAGTGCGGCTGCCTCACAAGGACATGCGGCAACTGCTATGCCGGAAGTACCTGTCCTTTTTATAAGACCCCGGAGCAGAGACAGACGGACGAAACAAAAGCTAAGATCAGATGTATGGAACTGAGCGTGCCATATGGAGCCGCCACAGGCAGCGGCAGGTGTAAATAACAAAGGAGCGGTCATGAAACTTGAATATAAGAAAATAAAAGAATACGGAATAATATCCGGAGACCCTGACGGCTGGAAAAAAGTTCTGACGCTGGAAAGCTGGAACGGAAATTCTCCCAAGTATGGGATCCGGAATTTTTCACCGCAGGGTGAGCACCTTAAGGGACTCACCCTTACTCGTGAAGAGGTTTTGAAACTAAGAGAAATACTGGATGCGTTGGATATCTGACTGACAAAAAATACCATATAGAAATCACAGCCCAGGTGCGGGCATTAAAGCTCGTAATGAGTAGTAAGAAGTGAGGCATATACATGAGACAAAAAAAGTATATTTGTCAAAATTACATGGAAGTGGAAGCATTTCATATATCGGACAGGATAAAACCTTTCAGACGGTCAAAAAAAATAAAAGAGTCAACTCCTGCTCAACGGAACCTGAACAATAAAAAGGCACAGCGGTTTTTCGTCAGACTGGTACACCTGAATTTTTCTTTTAAAGACCTGTATGTGGATCTGACATATTCGAAAGAAAATATTCCAGGTACCCGGGAAGAGATCATGCGTGATGTAAGGAATTATATCAGCCGTTTAAGACGCTGGCGTGAAAGACACGGCCTGCCGCCGCTGAAATATATCTATGTCATATCGAACTGTGATCAGAACGGGAACAAGGTCAGATACCATGTGCATATGATCATAAACGATATGGACCGGGACATAGCTGAACAGAAATGGAATATGGGATATATAAATACAGAACGTCTGCAGCTCAACGAATACGGTGTTGAAGGGAAATCCCTTTACATGATGCGGCAGACGAAAGGTGACCGGAGCTGGGGCTGCAGCCTTGGACTTAAAAAACCGGAGGCGATCGTCAGCGATAAAAAGATCACCCGGTCCATTGCCAGAAAGATAGAGCGTAATCCGGAAGACCGGGAATTTTTCGAAAAGATGTATCCGGGCTGGACATTTACTGACTGCATAGTCCATTATTCGGAGGACTGTGATTCTGAAGACAGTAATAAATATCTGAACGGCGTCCGCTTCCTGATCAGGATGCGACGATATAAGTGAGCCGTAAGGCTGTATTTGTGATGGAGGTGTTTTGATGCAAAACTGGGAATTGAAACTTGACGAATATGGTATAAGCAAAAACCGCTACAGAGAACTCAGAGCTTTCTGTCTGCAGTATCCGGAATGGAAAGAGAAGGAGGCTGAGATACTGGACTCCGGGACGGTTCCACAGGGCGGGCCTGCGGTCAAGAACCATATCTCTGACCCGACACAGAAAAAAGGGCTTGCTTTGATATTGTCGAACGTCACGGGAAAAATAAAACTCATCGAAGATACTGCCCGGGACGTTGATGTGATCCTGGCTGACTATCTGATTTTGAATGTTACGACGGAATATAACAGTTATCCGGATTTGGCTAAATCCGGAATGGTATGCAGCAAAAATAATTTTTACAGGAAACGCCGGCAGTTCTTTTTCTATCTGAATCAGAAGCTGCAATAAATATATAATAATTATTAATATAAATATGCAAAAGATATTAAAAAATGCAATCGGCACTTTAGGCACCCGATATCCGGAATATAAAACCTGGGGACTTTGGGGTAGTGAAAATGTGATATATTGATAGTGTAAAGAACTGACGAAAGAGGTCGGTTCTTTTAATTTATGCGAAAGGAGAGTGGATCATGACAAAAAAATTTGAGACAAACGTAAAGCCTTTTTACGAAGAGATCAGGATATGGGTAACACTGGGTATGACAGATAAGGACATAGCTGAAAAGCTGGGCGTGGCGTATTCCACTTTCCGGAAATATATGAACCAGAACCCGGACCTTGCTGAAAAAATGAGACTGGCAAAGATAAAGCCGAACGCAGCCATAGCCGGAAAATTGTATGATACAGCCTTTGGGTTTTATATAGACATGGAAAAGCCTGTAAAGTGCAAAGAGGTCTGGTATGACGACAAAAAGCTTCGTCACGAGAAGGAGCATGTTGAAATGGTTCCTGTAAAAGAGTATATAGCGCCGGATTTCAAGGCCCAGGCGTTTTATCTTACCAACCGGGATCCTGAACACTGGCGGAACAAGCAGCAGACTGATCTTACTGGCAGCATCAGCGGTGACATGGGTATCGAGGTGAAATTTGCGAATGAGAAGGAATTTGAGGCATGCGACGTGTAATACTGCACAAACCGTATCCGAAGCAAAAGCTTTTCATGCAGTCGAAAGCCAGGTATACCGCATACGGCGGAGCCAGAGGCGGCGGGAAAAGCACGGTAGCCAGAGAAAAGGCCGTCATTCTTGCGCTGAGGTATCCGGGCGCACAGATACTTTTTGTCCGCCGGACATATAAAGAGCTTTACGACAATCATGTCATACCGATGTCGATGCTGCTGAAGTGCAAGAAGAAAAATCACAGAGAGCGTATAGCAAATTTTAATGAGACACATAACTGCTTCGCTTTCGATAACGGCAGTAACATATTCATGGGATACTGTGACAGCGAAAAAGACGTACTGCAGTATCAGGGACAGGCGTATGATGCCATATTCCTTGAAGAGGCTACGCAGTTCACGGAGTTCCAGATAAGATGCTTCATGGGATGTAACCGTCCTTCGGGACTGGTCAGAGGCGGCCCGATGAGGGTGAGGACATACTTTACATGCAACCCGGGCGGCGTCGGTCATATGTACATAAAGCGACTCTTCATAGACCGGGATTTCGAAGAAGATGAACGACCAGAGGATTATGCATTTTACCAGGCTCTGGTCGATGATAATGAATTCATAATGAAGAACGACCCGGAATATATACGGTCGCTGAACAACCTTCCTGAAGATATGCGCCGGGCGCACAGATACGGGGACTGGGACTGTTTTACCGGACAGTTCTTCTCAGAGTTCAGGAGAAATATACACGTCTGCAAACCTTTCCAGATCCCGGAAGAGTGGGACAGATACTTCGTACTGGACTACGGGCTGGACATGCTTGCAGGATACTGGATAGCGGCAGATTACTTCGGACGTGAGTATGTATATAAAGAGCTTTACGAACCGAACCTCATCGTATCGGACGCGGCGCAGCGCATAAACGACAGGAACGACGGGGACAGGATAAGACGCTGCATAGGTCCTCCGGACATGTGGAACAGACAGAAAGACACCGGGAAAAGCATAGCGGAGATATTCCGGGACAATGGCATATATCTGCACCGGGCGGAGAATGACAGGATCTCCGGATGGCTGGATATGAAAGAGCATATGAAGACATATACCGACGAGAAGGGTGACACCGTCTCGTCGATCATATTTTTTGATAACTGCAAGAATCTCATACGCTGTCTGCCGCAGCTGCAGTATGACGACAGAAACCCGTGCGACGCTGCAAAGGATCCGCATGAGATAACACATGGGCCGGATGCGATCCGGTATTTTGTGGCCGGAAGGCCCACTCCAACTCAGAGAGCGGAGAAGAGGAAGAATACGCTTCCGCCGGCACTGAGGACAGAAGAACCTATAGAGGAGGTCATGGACTGGTGAGATTTATAAACTGGATAAAGAAAAAATTCGGGAAATTCGTTCTTGAATGTATAGCGCTTGCGCAGCCTGCGGAGCCTGAAGCTGAAGAGGTACAGGAAGAACCGGAACAGGAGGCGGTATCCGAAACGGCTGTACAGACTTCTGAGAGTGACGACAAAGATAAGGAGCGAATGAACATCATTGCCGAATATGTAGGATGGGGAGAGGAATACTATGGAGAGCAGCGAGAAAATAACTGAGATATGGAAGGAACACCAGAAGGGCAAGGACTATCAGCAGTCTATAAAGATCGACAAAGAAGCCCCGCGCTTCATACGGTTCAAGGAAGGCGATCAGTGGCCGGAGTCCACACCGCGTACAAAAGACCTACCCAGGCCGGTATTCAACATCATAGAAATGTTCGTCGGGCAAAAGAGAGCTGCGATCACGAACCAGAACCTTGTATTGAGTTACCGTCCGACCGAATCATATGACAGCGATGACCTCAACAGTCTTGCAGATCAGGGAGCCAAAGATTATACAGACTTTACACATAACCTGTGGGAAGAAATGAACATGGACGGTCTGAACAATGAAATGGTTGATGATGCTATAACACTGGGGACCGGGATACAGCATTTCTACTGGGATGAAGAGGTTTTTGGAGGGGGCAGCAAGAAATATAAGGGCGACATCCGGGGAGAAATCATAGATATTCTGGACATAACCTTCGGGAATCCCAAGATCAAGGATATCCAGAGACAGCCGTATATCATAATCGAAAGCCGTGCAAGTGTTAAATCCATAAAGAAATATGCACAGGAAAACGGGATCAATGATTTCAGACTGGATGATATTACAGCTGATGATGATGAATCTGAATATGATACAGCGAAAGCGACGAACAGCCAGGAAGAAAACATGGCTACTCTTCTTACGAAATATTACCGTGTAAATGGTGAGGTCGTATATGACAGAGCGGTAAAGAACCTGGTTATCGTAGAATGTAAAGCTCTTACTCCGGTACCTGCAGAACCGAATGCACCTGTATTGTCAGAGGAAGGACAGCCAGTAG